GCACGGAGAATACTTCTGCGTTCTGAAATGGTTTATATTTAGTGCCAACAATACCAAGAGGAATAACTTCTCCCGTTGGTGTTGTCTTAACAACTGCTTGTTTGTTTTTAACTGGGATGTGAACTGGTAGTCCCTGTCCAGGAATCTGGTAGGTAGTAGTTACATCGTGTAGTGATACTGTCCAGTCAAGTCCTGCTTGTCTGGATACATCACTGGCTGATGTTGCTGTTACTGCAACACCTGACTTAATCCACGCCGACATATTCTTTGGCGCTACTTGCGGTCTGTCCACAACTGTGGTTGTCATTGTTGTCTCCTTTATAGATACTGACTTATGGATGCATAAGTCGCTGTGTTTACAGTTTCATCTTCGCACATACGAAGAAGTCTTATTGCGCTTTCCATTTCTTCTTTCTGTTGTTCATACTGCCATTCTGCCATCTGTTCTTTACCCTCAAACTTAGGTTCTTCAGGTAATGTAAGGCTGCCAGCAGATAGATTAAAGTCTACGCTAATAGTGCCATTGTATCTAGTAGTTATATTGCAGTACTCTGCTTTATTAATTAGAGGCAAAGTAAGTTTAAGAACTTTCTTATGCCAGTCTGACTTTTGTTTTTCATAGTCAGCATCTAGTTTCTTTCCTATTTGATAATCTGTTTCTAGTTTATTAAGACTTTTTTCAAGAGCCTCAATTACTTTTAATCTAGGAACATTTACTTTTATTCCTTTACCTTGTCTTGCCATTGCTGTCTCCTTTGTTTTGTTAGTGTCCCGTGTTCGCTGGTAGCGGGACAACCCACCGTCCAAATCGCTTTTGCAAGCGGTGCGAATCCACGATTACGCTGGTTAGACCTGCATCTCTCGTGGAAATCTAATACCACTTATGCTTGCGCCAATGAGCCCAAGCAACTGATGGTTTGCCATACCGATGTTGTATGTATGCCAAGCCACGAGCAATCTGCTCGGGCGCAGGCGTATTAGGTTTCATCTTCAGCAATTGTGGTATACCAAATGCTGTTGACTTAGGGTTGTCTGCAGTGTGGTCCCACGCAGATTCTTTACCCCAAAGTTTGAGCAGTGCTTTGTATTCTGAATGACCCCACGTCTCATACTGTGCTGAGATGAGAGCCTTCGCATAGGATTTGCTCAATGACTTTGTCCAGCGTATCTCCTTCTTTGTTAAGGGCTTGTTCTCGTCCCTGTGCTTGAGCCTGTCGGCTACTGCTATTGCATACGACTGACTCGGAAATAGCACTGACGATAGAGTCAATGCCCAACTGAATAGCCCTGCTAACTTGCGCTTCATTTAGTACTCCATCTGTATAGGCAATAGCCAATTGCAATGAGGTATAGCCAGGTGATTGCTGTTGAGATGTGCGGAATGATAACTTCATTCATAGTCCTCTCCTAGTTCTTTTAGTATACCGTCAAGTATATTTCTTACTAGTATCCACTGTCGTTCGTCTTGTTCCCAAGACTTGCTATAGAAATAACGTACCCAATAGTCGGCGCTATCTCTGTGCCTCTGAACTATCTGCAAGGCTCTGGTTGTATCTGGCTGCCAAGTCGTCAAGGGTTTCATTGAACTTGTTTACCTCCCATATCAGTTCGTCTAGCCACTTGTTAATATCCTGTAGTTCTTTGAGTAGGCTCATACATATTTTCCTATCACATCGTTGGTGTGTCCTGCTTTTAAACCATATTCTTCTTCAAGAACTCGGGCATAGATAGCCTTGAATTCTTCTGGTCTTTTCTTGGCTAGGACTCTAAGTGCTATGCCATAGGCTTTAGTTCGCTTTTGTACTACTGACATTTCTTTAGCCATTGTTAGACTCCCATCTTTGCAAACGCACAGGTCTGGCATAGGTAATAACCTTCATCATTTCTATCATCAACTGGAACTACTAATGCCCAGCCACATTTAGTGCACTCGGCTTCAAAGTATTTGCTAGTCATTGATAGTCTCCTTTATTAGTAGGTCCATTCGTAGTTTACCGTTGTTTGGAATTTATTTTGTAGTTCTTTTACATTACTGCTTAAATGGTTAATAACTTCTAGTGCTTCAAAGTTTTCTGGTGCTTCAGGAAATTCAAGGGTTAGTATTAATCTATTCATTGTAAGTCTCCTCTCGGTCTTCTCCGAATACAGATACCCAGCAGTCTGGATGCATCCCGCTGATTATCTGCTCCCGAAGGGGCACTGTCAAGGATTTGAATGCGTTTTGTACATACTCACCGCGGAGATAGGTGAACAACTCGTTTTCCTCCACCATAATTGTGCCAGTCTTGTAGCAGACTGGACACCTGCGGGTTGCGAATGCTGTCATCATCGGCGTGCTGCCCTTTCTGTTTTTAATAGTCTTACTGCATCACGGTACTTTTTTTCCCAATTACGTGCTGATATAAATAGAACTATGCCCAGGGTCATCTGAGCAATAATGGCAATAGATACTGCAAGTAAATCTAAATTAGATAGATACATAGTTTGGACTCGCTTTGCTCCACGGATTACTTGTCTGGTTTTGGTTAAAAAAAGTAAAGCGGACTAGCCGAGCCGAAGCCCGACTAGCCCGCTGGTTACTTAGGAAAGAACTTCTAACTCGGTAACGATTTGGTTATCGTACCACTTGGTTTGACCCTTATCTTCACGGACTGTTGTGGTCATATAGCCTGTGAGATTGGCGAAGAACTCAGTCTTGTCAGAGATGAGTGAGCGAATCTGTGCTACTAGCGTAGGGTCGGTGACGGTGATTTGGCGTGAAGCGATGAACTTGGCACGCATCTGACCATCTGGTGTGTATTCAGTTTGACGGGACTGAACGATTGCTTTGACTACGTTGCCGTAATCTTTGACTGACTTGACAAGTGCGTTGTTGAACTTGAACTGATTTACTGTATTCATTGCTTAGTCTCCTTTAGACTTTCTGTCGGGGTATCCCCCGTCACTCGGACGGGGGTACCGCGTTGGTTGGGTTAGTAGCAGACTGGACAGTCTTGCTGGTGTTTGTTGTAGATTAGGTTGCAGGAACCGCATACGACTTCGTTTGCGGTGACTGTGATAGAAGTTTCTGTATCAAAGATGCGGTCAGTGATGAGACTGATGGCATCTAGGAACTCATAACGTTCTTCAATAACTGAGCCGTCCATCTGGATAGCAGGACGGATTAACTTAGTGACTGAGCCTACCCAGTCGTGAGCGGTCACGTCTGAGTCGCCGTTAGACCAGACGTGCTTGTATTGCAGGTTGCCCTCATCAACTATCTGATGGGCAATATCTATATCACGACTGTCTTTTAGTTCTTGACAGTCTGGACATAGTTCGGTTAGTGCTTGGCATTGATAGCACATTGTTGTGATGGAAATGCCGTTGCTTTCCGTATTCATCTTTACCTTTCTGTTTTCGGTTCTTGTGACGCAAAAACAAGTCACTAATATCGGCAGGCGAGACAGCGGCGCTTGCGCCGACCTGTCATCACGAGTGTGCTTTGAAGCCGTCCATCTTTTGACTTTAGGCAAAAGATACAAAGGCTTCAGCGAGTGATTGAGCCGTTGAGCCGAAGAACCACGCGACTAGAGAAGCGCCCAACTATTTTGTCAAATACGGAGCCCAGTTATTTTTTGCCTGCAAAAAATCGCTGGCTGCGACTCATTTGACAAAACGGCGATGCCGATACACTTAGATGGCGTCCCCCAGTGAGAGAACACGGAGACGGTGTGGCGCCGAACATAGACCTTGAAGCCATAAGCAAAAGGTCTATGGAGGCAGACAACGGGACGGGCGTGGCTCTGACACGCCGTGCCCGTGGACTCCGTTGACTGTGTGAACGAACGGTCGGAGGCAGAGATTCAGCCAGAGGGCGCGGCGCTCCCGCGACGCGGTGGGGATGGCGCAGTTAGCATTGGCTTTTAGATTTTAATATTAATAGTCCGAGCGCCAGAAACTGTAGTTTATAAGCGAGGCAGACAGACTGCCTGTCAGTGTCCCACTGAACTGTAACAGTACGGCGACAGCCTAACAGGATGGGGTCTCAACGACCCCAGACTGTTTAAATCTGTGCTGTTCTAGTATGAGTAACACTGAAAAAGATTTTCCCGTACAGAGATAGCACCCCTGCACTGTCCTATTTTGTCCGTATTTTATGTGAGTTGTATAACAGTTTTGTTATAAACCGTTCGGAATGGCTGTTTGAACGGATTAATACTATATAGGGGCACAAAGTGCCCACTGATAGTAGCAAGCCTTTAGGGCTTGCGTTACAGACTGTATCTACTGTCTGTTTCTAACTGTCTGTATAACTATCAGTATAGTATGTAGATGGGACAGTTCTGTGACTTTTCAGAAGGGTAAAGCCAACCCCAGGGCAGAGGCTATGGCTGGAGCAAAGGCTAAAGTAATAGCCCTTGTATCTGAAGGTTGGGCTCCCCACAAAGCAATGGCTGAGGTGGGCAAGCAACCCGACACTATCCGAATCTGGATGATGCGGGATAAGAAGTTTGCCGCTGACCTAGCCCAGGCAAAGGAAGACGCTAAAGAGCGTTCCCTGACAGCCCTTGGCATAGCCCGTGAGGATATAAGTTTTCCACAGTTCTCTGAAATGTTCTTAGAGCAGAAGGTCTTCCCCCACCATCAGGATTGGATTGACCTACTTGAGGGACAGGAGCCTAGTTGGCTCCACCAAAATATGATTTATGAGAAGGGCGACCCTAACCGCCTTCTTGTAAATGTGCCGCCTGAGCACGCTAAGTCCACCGTTATTACGGTGAACTACTCTACCTACCGCATCGCACTAAATCCTAATGTCAGAATCATCGTAGTTTCTAAGACGTTGGTCAAAGCACGTGAGTTCGTGTATGCCATTAAACAAAGGTTAAGCCACCCGCGCTGGTTGAAGTTGCAAACAACATTTGGACCAGAAGGGGGATGGAAAGAAGATTCCGATACCTGGCGTGTTGACACCGTCTATTTGGGAAGCGATGCCCGTAATTCATCTGAGAAGGACCCGACTATTCAGGCTCTCGGTATGGGGGGTCAAATCTACGGTGCCCGTGCCGACCTCATCATTCTGGATGACTGCATTACCACTGCCAATGCTCACGAGTATGAAAAGCAGATTAACTGGCTACAAAAAGAAGTTATCACCCGTTTAGGTAAGAACGGCAAACTATTAGTAGTGGGGACAAGAATTGCGCCGACAGACTTTTACAAAGAACTCCGTGACCCGAAACATTGGTCGGGCGGTAAAAGCCCGTTCACTTACATGGGTATGCCTGCCGTGCTGGCATATGCGGATAACCCAAAAGACTGGGAAACTCTCTGGGCTAAATCGGACGTTCCGTGGGATGGCGATGATGAGACACCTGACGAGCAAGGGCTCTACCCGAAATGGGACGGTCCAACACTCGCCCGACGTAGGGGAGAGGTAACTCCATCTACGTGGGCGCTGGTCTACCAGCAAGAAGATGTTAACGAAGATTCTATCTTTCCAGCCGAACTGGTTCAAGGTTCGCTCAATGGAATGCGCAAGCGTGGTCCACTAAGACCTGGGGCTGCAGGACATCCTGCACAAGTTGAAGGTTATACCGTTGTAGGTTTTGACCCTGCTATGGCTGGCAACGCTGCTTTTGTTGCGATGACATACAACAGGCACGATGGAAAGATTTACATACTTGACTGCTTAAATATGGCAGAACCTACACCACAGAAGATTAGGCAAGCAATTGAAGACTTTGTTCAAAGGTTTAAGCCGCAGGAACTCCGCGTTGAAATCAACGCCCACCAAAAAGCCTATGCCCTTGACTCCGACTTACAGCAATGGCTGGCATCTTATGGTGTTCGCCTCAATGCTCACTTCACTGGAAAAAACAAATGGGACACCAACTTCGGAGTCGCAGGAATGTCTACGCTCTTTGGAACTGTCACCAATGGTAAGCACCAAAAGAACAACATCATTGAACTGCCTAGCACTGAAGGTTCTGAAGGACTTAAGGCTTTAGTTCAACAACTTATTACGTGGAAGCCTAATACCAGAGGCAAGACCGACTGCGTGATGGCTATGTGGTTTGGTGTTTTACGCTGTCGTGAATTTATGCAGCAAAACTCTTATGTGCAAAGGTATGCTCACAATCGTTGGGCTACTAGGGCACAGGCACAAAAACGTTATTCAGTAAATCTAGACGAAGCCATTGCAGACCAATGGCAACAGACATACGGATAGGAACTAAATGTTATCTATTGAGCAAATCTCAGCCCGCGTAGAGAACCTACGTGAGCGTTCTGCTGAGCGTGATGCACGCCAACAAGACGTGCTTGCTGTCCGTAAAGGTCAGATTGCTAGCGTATATCCTGATTTCTTTCCTGAAGGTGTAGATGCAAATGTCGTTGCAAATTTTATTGACATTGTTGCACGTGACTTGTCAGAGGTTATGGCGCCTCTACCGTCGGTCAACTGTTCGGCAGCGAATCAGGCTAATGACCGCGCTCGTAAGTTTGCTGACACCCGCACTCGTATTGCTACTAATTATTTTGCTCATTCGGACCTTCAGGTCCAGATGTATACAGGCGCAGACCTATACATCACATTTGGTTTCGTTCCATTCATAATTGAGTTGGACGAAGAAGCAGGGCTGCCGCGTATCCGCATAGAAAACCCAGTGGGCGCTTACCCAGAGTTTGACCGCTATGGTCGCTGCATTGCCTTTGCAAAACGCTACTATATGGCTACTGGAGAACTTGCTTCGCAGTTCCCTGAGTATGCAAATATCTTGCTTGGCAGAGAAATGTACAAGTCAGATATGAACTCACAGTTAGAGGTTGTTCGTTATTATGACGACCAGCAATCTATTCTGTATGTACCAGAACGCAATAACCTAGTACTGTCACAGGCTAAAAATCCTATTGGCAAGATGATGGTTGTAGTAGCACGCCGTCCGTCAGTTGACGGCGAGATGCGGGGACAGTTTGATGACGTACTCGGTATTCAGTTGCTTCGTAATAGGTTCGCATTACTTGCGATGGAAGCAGCGGAAAAATCCGTTCAGTCTCCGATTGTTCTTCCATCAGATGTTAATGAACTGGAGATGGGTGGCGATGCAGTTATTCGCACCGCTAACCCTGCTGGTGTACGCCGTGTTGATTTAAATATTCCACCTGGAGCATTTACAGAACAACAGATACTTCAGCAAGAATTACGTACTGG